TTACAGATAGATATGAAGGAGATTTGAGTAATCGTAGATTGCATATTGCGTCATTCAGTTTTATTGCTAAATCATATATTTATTCCAGTGCTTCTTCTATAACTACAATAACTACTACTGATTTGAATAGTATTACCTTTACAGATGATTTATGAATATTAATAAAAATTTAGCTAAACTTTTTTCTGTTCCTGTTCAATCTGAAGAAAAAGATAAAACACTATCTGGTGGCACATTTGATGGTGCAAATTTTCAAAAAGACTATGAATTAGTTCAAAAAAATCTAAAGGAATTAATTGGTTCTGGTAATCTAGCCTTAGAAAGTGCCCTAAAGGTTGCTACAGAATCTGATAGTCCAAGAGCATTTGAAGTTGTTGCTATTCTTTTAAAAACCATGGCAGATTTAAATAATAATGTATTAGATGTGCACAAAAAAGCAAAAGACACAACAAATGCAAAAATAGAGTTAAAACAAACAAACAATTCCGTTTTTGTTGGATCGACTAAAGATTTGCAAAATCTCTTAAATAAAGAAAGAAGCACAGAAAAAGATGTTGTGGAGATTGCATTAGATGACAAAGATAAAAAATAATAACCAAGGTTATCGAAATAATCCAAATTTAAAATTACCTGGAATAGAATTACAATATAGCAGAGAAGAACTGGAAGAATATATCAAATGTTCTAAGGATCCGGTTTATTTTTGTGAAAAATACATTAAAGTTAAAACTTTGGATAAAGGTGTTGTTCCTTTTAAACTTTATTCCTATCAAAAAAAATTTATAACGGAATTACATAATAACAGATTTGTAATTTCAAAATGGCCAAGACAATGTGGTAAATCTACTTGTGTCACCAGTTACATATGTCATTACATATGTTTTAATCAAAGTGTTAATGTCGCAATTTTAGCAAATCGTTTAAAAACAGCAAAAGAGGAATTATTTTCTAAACTTCAACTTGCATATGAAAATTTACCTCATTTTTTGCAACAAGGTGTTGTAGAATGGAATAAGACGAGTTTTAAATTGGAAAACGGGTCAAGAGTCATGTGTGATGCAACATCGTCTACAGCTATCCGTGGTGGCTCTTATAATCTATTGCTATTGGATGAATACGCCTTCTTACCTAGCCATGTGGCCGAAGAATTCTATACATCAACTTATCCAACTATTTCTGCTGGTACAACAACTAAATTAATTATAGTATCAACTCCAAATGGGATGAATCATTTTCATAAACTTTGGGTAGATGCAAATCGTAAAGAAGGACATAAATTAAAAAATAAATTTATTCCAGTGGAAGTTGCTTGGTATGAAACACCGATAAGCCCTGGAAGTCCAAAATTAAGAGATGATGAATGGGCAAAAGAACAAATAGCAAATACAAGCCCAGAACAGTTTGAACAAGAATATGGTTGTGGCTTTTTGGGTTCTTCTAATACTCTAATATCAACAACTAAATTGAGTACTATGGCTCCAGAGGAACCTTTAGAACAAGATGCATCTGGATTAAAGATATTTGAACAACCCATCAAAGACAAAATATATTTTATGATGGTTGATGTTTCTAGAGGCCAAGGTAACGATTATTCAGCATTTGCTGTTCTGGATGGTACTACATCACCTTATAAGGTAGTTGCTTCTTATAAAAATAATACAATAAGCCCATTTCATTTTCCAAATATTATAAAGACTGTTGCGGAAAAATATAATAATGCTTATGCTTTAATTGAAACAAATGATATTGGTGGTCAGGTTTCTTCAATTTTATATAATGATTTAGAATATGAAAATATGTTGATGACAAAAATTTCTGGAAGAAAAGGTCAAATTTTATCCCAGGGGTTTGCTAGTGGAAGAAGTGAAATGGGATTGAGAACTACAATGCAAACTAAAAAAATTGGATGTGCTGTATTTAAAAGGTTAGTAGAAGAAGATAAAATTTTAATAAATGACGAAAGAATAATTGCGGAAATGACCACATTTGTATCAAAATCAAATACATACAAAGCCGAAGAAGGTCACAATGATGATTTGGTTATGTGCTTGGTGTTCTTTTCTTGGTTGACCAGACAAGAATACTATGCAGATTTAATCGAAAGTGCAAAATTTAATTATGAAGAAGCAAAAAAACCAGAAGAAGACAATATTTTAATTTCATTTGAAAATAAAGATGATAATGATGATAAAGAATTTACAGCTGATGGCGTTGTTTGGTATCCAGCTTAAATTATAAATATTTTCATAAAAGGGAAATCATGCCATCATTAAGCTCTTTCGTCAATTCCAGTCAATATACTAAAGAAAATTTAACATTTCCATTTGTAGCCGGTATGATTTTGGGTACTGGGTACAGTGGTCCCAATTTTAACGGTGCATCAAAGGCCACTATAAATGATCCGGGTGGGCTTTTTGGTTGGCTTCTTTATGGTAGAAGTTTATATTCTACTCCAAAAGGTGCAACTACGAATACTTATTTGGTATATAATAATCCTTATGATCTTGCGGGTGATTTAAATAATTTAAGTGGTGTAACAAATTGTTTAGTTTCAGCGACTGGAGTGGGGGGAACATACGCCCTGTTCGTGAATATTGGTGGTGGTTATTTATCACCACAAACTGCTGGAAATCAATTTTTACAAGCTATAAATTATTTGGCTTATGGTGGTTCTTTGGTTGTTTCGGGTTCTGTTGCTGGTTTTAATGATTATTTAAGTGATACTAACAATAGTTTTGATGTTGTTATAGATAACGTAATGTCTAGTACACCACAAGTAAATGTTTCTCAATGGTTGATTGATAAACCCTATACAATAGGCATTTATCCCACCCTCCCATCTTCATCTACTGGTATAAGTGGATCTGGTTATACGATGACAGCTTTTGGTACCCTTTTTGGTGATGTCTCCCTTACATCAGGTACAACAGTTGCAAATAGAATATTTAATGTATGTGGTACAAAAACTGTAACTGATTTAGATACATCATCTTTACAAAGTAATACAAAAATAACTTATACACTTAATGCTGCTGGCGATGTGGCTGGATTTTTTGCTAGAGCAAAAAATTTAAATGAAAGTTATCTAACTGTTGCTGGTTTAGATCGCAGTACAGTAATAAATGGAAATATTACAAATCCAATAGATTGGTCTAGTTCTTTGAAGACATCTTTAAGAACTAATAGGGTAAATTTCTTTGTTGTTAATGATCCTAAGTTTTTAGGATCTGATTTAGTGGGTGCAACATATCCTGGTCCCGCTGTTACTGTAAATGATAGAGTGGGTCCAGCAAAAATGCGAGCCGATCTATTAAAAGCAATAAATAATGTTGGTTTAAGATATGTATTTGACATAAACAACCAAACCACAAGAGAACAAGTTGTTTCACAAGTTCAAACAGCAATAGAACCTTTTGCTCCGTTCTTAGACACAACAAAAACACAAATTATATGCAATGGAACTAATAATACAGATAATGATACCACATTAAAAATTGATTTGATTGTCAAACCTATTTTGGGAACAGATAGCCTTTCTATAAGCACTACTTACACACAATAATGAGCGATAATCCAAACTCAATAAGCCTTTTTAAACAAAATTTTAACGGTGGAACAAGATCCAACCGTTTTGAAGTTATACCCGATTGGCCCAGTAACATAAGTCCTCCGAGTTCAGACGCTACATTTAAAATTATATCAGCATCTTTACCTGTTGTGCAAATAAATTCTATAAGCGTTCCTTATAGAGGTAGACTTATAAATTTTGCAGGTGATAGGCAATATAGTCCTTGGACTATTGGAATATATGATGATAATAATATAAATGGTCTGTGGAAAGCTTTCCAACAATGGAAAGAAAATATGGATGGACACTATACCCATAAAGTTAAAACCACAAATAATGATTTTTCTTATAAACAATATCAAAAAACTTGGGTAATAAGACAATTATCTTTAAATGGAAATTCTACATTGAGACAAATTTCTTTATACAAATGTTGGCCAAGTGTAGTTGGTGAAATTAATTTAAATATGGCAGAAAGTAATTTTGTTGCTTTTAATGTAACTCTTACATTTGATAATATGCAAATAGATACGGGATTAGCTTAATGCTTAGCACATTTAAAAATAATTTTTTTGGTGGAACCAGATCTAATAGATTTGAAATTTTTGGAAATATTCCATCACCAACTGGTCAACCAAATGGAGGAGCATTTACAAAATTTCATGTAAGGTCCACTATAATTCCTCAAATGAGTACAAAAACTCTGTCATATGATTATTTTGGAAGAAAGTACCATTATCCCGGTGAAAAAGATTATGGAAACTGGGCATTCACTGTAATAGATGATACCGGTTCATCAA